ATTGAAGGTGGATCGCCCTCGGAGGTATACAATCCCCCCTCTGTATCGTTCGTGGTCCCCTGTATAGGGTGTCAGTGTCATGTGGTTTCTCCTTGGGCACTATGCGTCGAGTGCTATTAGTGTGCAGTAGGTGAGCAGGATTGCTCCTATGATTAGGTGACCGAAGACAAGGTTGACTTCAATCATCGTCCACGCCTTCCTTATCGAGCGCCTTGAGGCACGCATTACAGATGGTGTATCGGACGGTCTTGCCACGGAACACGCCGCCGAATAGCTCGTACACCGGCTCCACGTCTATGCTTCGAATCCACGGCTTCGCGTGATCGACCGGGCGGCACAGCGTCTCCGTAGGATTCAAGTTGGCACCGGTGTGCCTTGCCAAGTGCAGTGTGGTTCTGTTGTTGTCGGTTGGCTTCCCAAGCCACACGTCCTTGGGTAACTTGGGAAGTCCTGGTACCTCTTCGCCGTCGAGGAGGTTTACGCTTCGCCTAACGTAGAGTTTCATCTACACCCTCCAGTAAAAGTGCGTACCGCATGGCGTAGGGTGTTCCCAGAGAGGGACATCGCACGCTTCTTCGATACAACATGGATGTCTGTTGCATCAGGAAACTGGCGTTGTATTTGCGCGATGGCTGCCTCTTCTGTCCGGGCTTCGCGAACCCGTGCCATTGGCACGCCATCGATTGTGTACTCGATATGGTAGTCTTTCATTTGGTTTCTCCTTTGATTAGGTTTAGGGCTTCTTCAAAAGTGCAGTCGCGTGGGCCGAAGATGGGGAGCAAGTAGTCCAGCTTCATTCCCCATCCATGCGGGTGGGGGAAGCTGATTCGGACCTGACGCTCATCGCGACTCTCAAACCACTTGGGTATCGGAATCTTGATGCAGTTGAACTGTGTAATGATGCCGTCTTTTTCGGGGTCGCCGGAAAGGCAGGTCTCTTCATACCAGTGGTGGCCGGGTGTATCTGGTCCATAGGCGCCCGCAGGCACCCAATGAACGGTGACTCCGATAGCTCCGAGTGTGTTGCCCTGCGCTGCACGAACCAGCATGTACAATTGGTCTGTGTCGATTGTTGTCATGGTTTCTCCTTGGTGGTTGCTATGGAATAGAAGCGTACCAGTAAGATACGAACTCCCCGTCTTCGTCATAGACTTCGATGAGGCTACCTCCTGTACCTTTAGGGTCTTGCTTCTCTTTGTAGGTCCAGCGGAGTTCGGGGATAGGCTCTCCTATCTCTTCTCCTTCGGTTAGCTGGCGGATAGCTTCTTCTACTTCCTCCCCAGGCTTGAAGACGCGGGGAGGTAGGTTGAGTAGAGTCATTGGTTTCTCCTTTAGTCGTTTTCGTAAACCGCCATGACGGCTGCGTTGATTGGCTCGACCCAGTGCGTGCCGAGCACAGCACTGATACGGAACCAACCCTCGATAATCTGGAAGCCTTCTGACATATCGAACGCGGGATTGGGGATTCCAGTCTCGGTCCAGATGATGACCGCAGCGTCGGGTGACCACCCGCCGGGGTCATTAGCTCCCGTCCGGGTTGCTTTTCTAATCTCGGCCATCTTCTCTCTCTTGGTGTCTCCGGGGATGAACTCCCCAAACTCGTTGAAGATTGCTTCACGTACACGGGTCAAGATTCTCTTACTCATCGGTTTCTCCTTGAAGCTCCAGAAGAGCTTCTTCGATTTGTTGCTGTCCTTCTCGTCTTGTCTCTCGCTCTATCGTTCGTTCGTCTCTATCCATTGCAGCGCGAGACATTGAGGTGCCAGGAGCACCCTTGCCTGGGTCACCCCAGAAGTTGCCACGTCGCCCACGATGGCGGGCCACGTAACGCTTGCCTTCTGCCGCGCGTCTATGCCGTTGTCTACTTGCCATTACAGTACCCGTTCAAGCGTGTAGTCAGTTCGGCTACGGTACAAGCCCTCACCATCAAACGGGGAGTCAGAGCGCTGTTCTACTCGGTGTCCCATGATTCGCAGGAAGGCGAGCATCGCATCGATGTTGTGAGGGCGACAGCGGCTCCCGTTATCTGGCATCTTCTCATCCATACGGTAGTGCTTGAGGAGATGGTCAGCGGGGAAGGAGTACATAAGGCCCCCTCCACTGCTGCCTTGGCAGGTTTCTTGTAGGCAGATGAGCCAGGTTGGTCTTCCACCCTCAACCCCGGCAACACCTGTGCGGCCATAGAAGATGTCGTAACGAGTCCCATCTCTGGGCTCGAAGACGTATCGGTGGATTTGGTTTTTGTTAGATAGTGGCATTGGTTTCTCCGTGTGGTTGGTGTTGGTTAGTTGGTGGTGCCTTCAAGCTATCGTCGATAAGGTTTTGGATTCTTCATTCAGATGCAATGCACGCCTGTGAAGCCGTAGGACCTTCTCTTTCAACATCGCGCTTTCAACTTCAAGGGCCTGGAATCGGGATAGGAAGCTTCCGAACATCGAAGCCTGGGCCAAAGTTAGCCACCGTCGCTGGCGCAAAAGCTCAAGTTCAGCTTGAATGCGTGTTCTTTCAGCTTGAATACGAGTTAGTTCAACCATTAACTGCTCTAACTCAAGCAGAATCTCTTCGTTTTCTTGCAGTATTCGTTCTCTTTTAGTCATTGGTTTCTCCGTTGGTGGTAGTGGCTATGTGATAGGGATGCGTAGCTTGTTCAGCAGTTGCCATTGCAACCACTGTATCTTGGCTTCGTTGTGCCGCTCTCGACGGGAACCAAGGGTACGAACTACCATTCTGTCCTTGTCCCAGTTTGTGTACACTTCGAGTACGGAGTAGAACTCATCCCCATAGGGGTCGTGCTGCCCATCCTCATCGATAAGGTTTGTGGTTAATCCTTTGACTCGGATTCCGTGGCACTTGCACAGCGCCCGAAGGACGTTGAGGTCAGCCAATGGCCTCTCGAACTTCCCACTCACATTTAAGTCTGTACTCCCGAAGCCATCTCGGAAGAGTTCAACGAGGTCGTAATAATCACTCATTTGGTTTCTCCTTGTAACTTTTACCTCCTCCATGTAGCCAGGCGGATTCCTGATGACACGGGCCGTCACAGTTTGCACTCGGGTTACCGTTCCGTACATGGAGGAGGTGGAGCAACAGCGCTCCCCAATGGAGTGGAAGGCGTACCCTCCACTCACATGGGCAATGCTATCTCTTGGGCCAAGAACGGACCTCCTCTTCCAGTTCGTCTTCATCCATGTCGATTAGCCTATCGACATCGAGTAGATCTCGAAGGCGCTTCGTCTGTACTTTGCACTTGTTGTAAATGTCCTCGGCTTTCCTACTGTCCGTGTCATAGCCGTAGTTTTCAGCCCATTCCTCGAAGTCGTAGTAATCCATTCCATGCGCATCAGACAGTAAGCAGTACAGCACGTCGAACAGGGTTGGCTTCCTACCGAGACCAGACCCCATGTAGAAGTCGAGGGTCATCCACTTCCCACTACCTATGGGTAGGTCTGGAGAGGTGTCTCGTAAGGTAACTTCCCACCGTTGAGAACATCTCCACTCAACATCAGTGCTTCGACGCGGCATGGCCACAGATTTTATGAACAGGTATTTAGCAGTCATTGGTTTCTCCTTTGGGTATTGGTTTTCATTCTTCCTCGTATCCGTCGAACCAGGCACCATACTTTTCTGCCCATGCCTGGGCTTCGTCACTGGCTGCAGTACGACTACTCGTTTCAGGGTTTCGACAATGGGCTTGGGCTTGCCCCAGGGTTAGTCCCGTTCGGATTACCTGCGTCGAATATTCGTCCTTCTGGTACATCCTTACGATTTTGTATGTCTTACTCATTGGGTTTCTCCTTGGGCATGTGCCCCTTGGTTAGTCGTCTTCAAGCTTCCAGAATCCGAAGTCAGCACCATCACCAGGATGGGCACCGAAGTAGAATCCTTCGTCGGCTACGTCATTGAGAGCATCGAATAGCTCTTCAAGTAGGTGGGCACACCCCTCGGACTCCCACCACTTGTCATCATCGCAAAGGTCGATGCCTGGCATCGCTCCACCTTCATTGTATGCGATGCCTACGACGCCATCGGTCTCGATGCTGTCTATGAGTTGGTCATACGCTTCCCTATTCATGGCACTCAATGTGTCCATGAATGCAGGCAGCAAGGCTTGTGGGCGCAGTGTCCCACAGAGGGTGGTTCCTTCAATCATTGGTTTCTCCGGTTTCGGTGTATTCGCCGCATGTCTGCGAGTATTACTCCCCAGATAATTCCGGAGAGAAAGAAAAAGGCTGTACCGAATAGGGACCAGAACATCACTTATCTCCTTGGTTGGTGGTTAGCCGAGTTCTTCAGCCCAATAGTCCATCATGTGGCAATCGTGGCAATGCTGATCAGTGCGGACGCCGTGAGAGCAGGTGCCTACGAACGCATCGAGGCATTTCTCTATGCTGTGCCACATGCGCCCCGCCCTTTGGGCTACGCGCTCCTCCTCCTCTCTTTGTGCAAACTCTTCGGGTGTCAGGGACACCCATCGGCCACCGCCTTGTCTGTCGTCTTCCCACCAGTTCATTTGGTTTCTCCTTGGGCTATTCGCCCCGCTGTGTAAGGTCTTCAATCCAGGTCTGCGCAGCATCGGTCTCGTCACCGAGTAGCTCCGCTATAATCTTCGCATCTTCATGCTCACCCTCTTGGGCAAGGTCGGTATCAGATAGGCATCCTGTGCCATGTTCATCGCCACATAGGCGAGCCATGTAGATGCCATCTACATCTACCACTCGGGCCTCGTAGACGTACCAGTCGAAGCCTTTTGCAAGGCCCTTCGCCCTTGGGTTAGCACCACAGCAGCTACAAGAGCCAGCTACCGTAGGTAGCACCTTGCCCAGTGCCTTGACGCTTTCGTGCTTCACCCTGCCCTCACTCTCACAGTTAGGGCACTCATAGGCTTCATGAGCACAGTCAGTGCAGACAAGCTCACCATCACCGACGTAGCAGGACACATCGAAATAGTGCTGTTCTTCTATCTCTTCACCGCACCAACCACAGCTATCGGGTCCGCTTTCAGGCGTGCTGTACATAGCGACCGGCGATAGACCAGCATGGTCTTCATCGTGGGGTAGGTGCCCTTCACCCTCACAGGTTGGGCAGTCCTTCATTGCTTGGTATGTCATCCGGTTTCTCCTTCGGGGTCGCCATACTCGGACGGCATTTCTTTGTTGCACTGCACACAGTGTTGGGCTGGTCCTTCCCAGTACACACCGGCAAAGCCAGCTTGGTACTGGCCGTAGCCGTGCAGCGTGTCGTAGCAAATCTCTCGCCACTCTTCACGGCAGCAGTCCCGGCAGATACGTTCACCGCCTGTAAAATACAGGGCGATTTCATACCCACCTGGCCACGCAAAGGGTTTGCGTAGCGCCTGCTTGAATAGATGTAACGGCTTCATCCGGTTTCTCCTTGGCGACGCAGATAGGCCCTCATCAGCTTCCTGTTTTCTTTCGGGTCATCGCTAAACTTCATTCGGTTTCTCCTTTCCTGCTTAAAGGGCAGGCAGGAGCCCAGAAGCATCACACTCCTGGGCAACTGTTTACCCTCACTCATACACTGCATAGCAGTATGGCAAATAGGTATAGGCCGACACAGCAAAGCATTGCACCAATGATGTCACCCATTGGACACCTCCTGCCTTTGGGCTTCACGGCTGAACCGGTTCATCGTTAAGCACGTCATCAACGCACTCAACTGGTTGGTGTTCATCTTCCGTAAGCCGTCGAGCGCATCCCTTCGGGCATTCCCGAAATCGTCTTCGCCATTGGCAAGGCTTCGATAGAAGGGCTGTTCAAGGAACTTCGCTTCGATACGTGCGATTAGGTCTTGCTTATAGTTCACAAGGCACCTCACAGTAACCGTAGACGAGGTGCTCATTTCCGCTCTCATCTTGCCAAGTGTCAACCACAAGGTGGAAGAGGTCGAGCCCGCATTGGGTGCTGGCTACGCGGAAAGCATGTCCCGCTTTTACCATTTCATCGATGATAAAGCGCGACACCTTCATTTCTTTATTTTTACTCATGGTTTCTCCGTGTAGTCATTCGACTACGGTTGACGTTCACCGAGAATCGGTGACCGCTTCCCGCTGTGCTCAAATATTGAACACAGTGGGGAGCGTACAGCCCAGGACCATGTTGTTATCGCGCCCCTAAAAAGGGGTTAGCGCCGCACTTACGTTATGCGGAACCGCCGACTTTCGGGAAGCCGGGCCCGTCTGGACTGTACGCCAAAAAACCGCCGGGTACTCGTTACCCGGTATGGGGTCAGGTGCTCGCTTGCTATGGCGTTCGCCGTCTCCCTCTCTCACGCTCTATTGGCCGTTGTTATCCGTCGCGTTTCACGGTATCCGTAATGACTCCGAACCGTCGCTACCCGGTTTCTCGTATTCAGTTAGGCCGAACCCCAAACCGTGGGGATGTGGCTATCGGTGGCTTCTCGTGGGTCGCAAGGTTTACCCTTACCCACGTTTCACCGCCGACCCTACTAACGAAGGTTAGCGAAAGTGCGAAGCGTTCTGAATACCACTTGACGTGGTTTCTAACGCTGGCTCTAAAATGTCAAAGATGTTGCGATTCGCTGCGCTATCGTTCGGCGGACTGCGGGAGTCTTGCCACTCCGTGTCCATCGGGTACCTTGCGGAACCTCGGCTACACTGCCGCTCAACTTTTATTAGTCGAGCGCCCTCGGGCTTGCGCCCTCACCGTTCTTGCCGTTCTCACTCGGCTGCGAATCACTGTTCCTCCCCTATGAGGTCGCCGGTACAGACTTGCGAATCTTCGCTCACCTGTTCCGACTTGGGGGGGCGTTTCGGTAGTTGAAAGAACTGTCGATGTGTGGGACAACTGCCCTGCATCTGCAAACAATAGAACATATATTTTTGGGGTCCGCAACTCGCCGAAAAGCCTGGTTCTACCTACGTTATCGGCGAGTGTGGCTCATAAGTACCTGATTCGTATAGGTTATTTTTATTCATTTTTATTTGCCGGACAGAAAATGTCCGCTCTCGTTTACGCGATAGAAGGAACCGCGCGCCCGCGTAGAGGAGAATCTACAACCGAGTAGATAAGCGCAGGACAGAATCTACAACCGAGTAGATAAAGCCGGACAGAAGATGTCCGGGAGAGACGCCCCCCTTTTCGCGTGAGAGGGGCCTCTCCCCTTTGTCAGCGCGTGAGGGGCCTTGGGGTAGGCCTTACCACTGCCGAGCTTGGACCAATCGATTATGAGCAGGAGGGGTACCCATCCCCGGTTTTGGGGGATCGCGCGTTCATTTCCGTGTGACTCCTCTTACATATGCCACCCATTTCCCCTTTTTGCACCTGCAATGCGTCAGATACGACACCTCATTGAAGCGATAGACCCTTCCTTCCGGGTTGAGCATCTCCGTCTGGTAGATGTGTACTGGTCATTTAAGGTTCGCCCTCCGATGCTGATCAACAAGCACAAGGCGCACCTACAGAAGAACGTCTTCGAGCCCTTCAAGCGCAGCGCAGACGGCTTCTACACGATGGCGCGCAAAGAGAAGCGTTTACGGTCGTTATATTTTGGGTGTTTGGATAGACGGTTCGCGACGAGCCCACTGGTACTGCCTCAACCTCTTCTCTGGGCACTATCGGAGGTGCAGGGGGTAGAGGTAACGATGGCGCCCTGGGAGTTGGTGCAAGGAGTCTCTTTCTTCAGGCCGAAGGGGGGCGCGGTTGCGAAGGCATCTTTGTTGTGGTGGTTACTCGGGATGCCTGAAGAGGGTCTTTACGAGTTGCTCCATTACGCGGGGTATAAGATTGATAATGAGGATGCGCTTTATGCATTATTTGCGGAAGGGCTTCCCCGGTCTGAATCATTCCGTTGGTGGCTTATAAATCCAGACATTCGCGGCTATGAGCATGTAAAGCGGAAGGACCGTTTAGCGAAGAAGCCATATATAAAGGCGCAACTTCGTGCAGGGAAGTCATTTACAGGGGCGCCCCGCAAATCGTATGGTTATCGGGGAGTTACGTTCTATAATGCGGGGATAAAGGAGAGTTGGTTGCGAAACCGGGTCTCATTTCCGCATAGAAAGCTCCGAAACGCGGCCCGAAGTGGGCTGGCGAAGGTAGAAAAGCCCGATTGGTGGGAATAGGAGGGAAGATGGGGAGACGAAAGGCGCCCGAAGAGGAGCCGATTGCTGCCGAGGTGCTTGAGACGCTCCCCGCAGAGCTTCGTATACTGCTCGATAAGGGCGCAGTACGCACATTAGAGGATGTAACAGACATCACCGCGATGTTTACGCTACTTGTAGCGGAGCAGCAGTTGCCAATGCGTCTTTCTAAAGAGGTTCGGCTGTGGACGGAGTTGATGTTTAGCTCTGTAGCAGCGAAGAATGCAACGCCGCAGAACGAGGTCAACGTCATCGGCCAGTTGATTCAGCAGGCTGTAGTAGGTGACATGGCGCCCAAGCAGATAGACGAGGTAATCGACTTGGACTCTATAGTGATGCCCAAGACGAAGGTAGTGAATGGACGATAACGCTGCCGCACTGAAGGCGCTTGAGTGGTTGCGCGACCCGAGGAGTTCTCTTCTTTCTCTTGGGCAAGTGCATGACCAGAAGACGGGGCAGTTCGTAAAGTACGCTCCCGACCGTCTGACGCATACATTGCAGCAGGGCATTCTTGACTATGCTTCAGCGCCCCCACGTACAAGTAGCGGGCAGACGAAGTTCTTAACGGTGCTCACAGCACGGCAGATGGGGAAGAGTCTATCGAGTGAGTACGTGTTGTACCCGAAAGCGGCGTATCAGCCGGGGCATGACCACGTATGTATTGCAGATACGCGCGACCGGGCGGAATATCTCCACAAACGGGTCCACCACTTGCACGAGCGCTGGCCTACGGCGTTGAGGTCGGAGACATTAGCGACGCGAGAGACGAGACAGCTAACTTTTCATCCCAGGCAGGGTGGAAAAATGCGCGTTTTGTCTGCGGAGGCGGGGACGGTGGGTGTCGGACAGTCGCCTGACAGCTTTCATGCATCGGAATGTGCGTTTTGGGCTGATTTTGCAGGCTCGATGTTCCTTATTTGGCCTTCTTTGATGAATAGGGACCACGCATTGGCGATTTTCGAGTGTACTCCGTGGGAAGCTAACGGCGATTGGCATCATCATTGCCTCGAAGCTAAACGGGGTGCGGGAAGGCATTGTTACGTCTTTGCCCCATTTTGGGACGGCGTTTTGAACGAACGTCCCTGGGCAAAAGACGATGTACTGGAAAATGAGGAGATTGCCCTCTTAAACCAGTACGGAGAGTCCGGATTGAGGAAGGAGCACCTCGCATTCCGGCGTCTGATGATGGATACCGACGTTAAAATCCGTCGAAATCCCGAACTCTTCCGAGTTTTCTACCCATTCGACGATATCAGTTGCTGGATTACAGCATCGAACGCAGCGATTCCTGCTGGTGCGATAGAGAAGCATAAGAACAGTCCGGATTTGGTCGATTGGAACCCCGTGATGGGCTACCAAGAGTATGAGGCTCCACAGCCCGATGCCCTTTATGTCCTTGGGGCCGATCCTTGCGGCCATGCCGCACGCGACCATGCATCCTTTCAGGTCCTAAAATGCTATGACGGCGAATGGACACAGGTGGCAACGTATGCAGAACACAGCGAACCCATTGTTTTCAGTAACAAAATCGTGGAGATTGCGACCCGCTACAATAAAGCGATGGTCGTTGTCGAATCCAATGGAGTTGGACAATCCGTCCTCGCGTTGCTTCGAGACTGGGACTATCGAAACCTGTTCTATGAAAAGCTCAAGCGACCTGGCTTCACTACGACAAGTAAAAGCTTGGACCAGTCGTTGGGATGGTTAGTTGATGGCCTGCTTGATGAACTGGTGTTGTACGATAAGGATTTGATCGACCAGTTGATGTCGTACAAGAACGACAAGCGCATTGAGGAGAACCCGAACAGCGAGATTATGCGGGGGAGTTCATCGAGACGCCGCCGTGACCGCCACCACTGGGACAAGGTGAGCGCTTTGATGATGGCGTTGGCCGGAGTGCGACAACTGCCGAGACGGCAAAAGCCACAAGCAGAACGGCTTGAAGAGAACGTGGTACTGTTCCCATCGTGGGACGCATGGAACGATTACCAAAATAAGGCAAACGCTGATAAGCGGAAAAGAGAAGCCGGTTCTTCATTACGGAAGTCCCACGGTGCTTGGTATAACAAAGGCCCACGGAGGCGGTAGCTGATGGCACGCAACTACAGAGAAGAGTACCTCCGTGACCATTGTAGTGAAACAGCCAAGAAGCGTCGTGCTCGTTGTAACAAACTACGGAGAGAAGCATTACGGAAGGGGCTTGTTGCGAAGGGTGATGGGAAAGAGATCGACCACTGCGTTCCGATGTCCAAGGGCGGTTCGGATAGTTCTTCCAACACCCGCATTGTAAGCCGCGCCACAAACCGGAAGAAGCAGGATAAGCGTTCAGCATAGCGCTACAGGAATAACTAATGGCATTAACAGGCAATCAAATCAGCGAACTCATCGGAGTTCACAAGTCCCGCAGCAGCCGCGAACGCAGCCAATGGGACCGTTATCTCCGTTGGTACCGTTCCCAGTATTGGGGCCCTACACCGGACATGGCGTTTGATCGCACCTCTGATCAACAGGTATCTGTTGAGACAAACTACCCCTATGCCTTTATCGACTCGATGGTATCGAGCATCGTGCCCCCGAACCCACAAGTAAGCGTCGTTCCTCGGGCACCGAAGGTGGCGGAGAGCGCGAAGTACCGGCAGGCGCTGGTTAACGATGTGTTCCATCGCAACCGGATGGCGCAACACCTTTGGCGTTTGTCTACTTACGCCTCTGTATGTGGCCGTGGTGTGATGAAGGCAGTGTGGCGTTTTGAGAAGCAGTCGGTAGAATACCGCGTCATCGACCCGCGTTTCATCTGGTTTGATCTATCCGCAGAGAAGTGGGAAGACATCAAATACGTGATCGAGGTCACCGCGCTTACGAAGGCCGAGTTTGAGCGCCGCGCGAAGTCACCGCTTGACCCGAAGAAGCCACGCGGAAAGAAGCGTTATGCTCCCGAGGTTGCAAAGCGCGCCGAGTTCGGTAGTTACCCGACGTGGCTCAAGCCTGCATTGAAGGACGCGCAGCAGATTAACAGTGAGGTCTTTGATTGGGTCATCGTATATGAAATCTACGACCTGACTTCGAATCTGTACTACCATTATCTTGAAGACATGCCGGAGCCCTTGTTTAAGGGAGACCTACCGTATCGGTTTGTAAAGAATCCATACCGTTTGCTGACGTTTAACGACAATCTCCAGAGTCTTGAAGGGATTAGCGACATCCAAATCATCGACCGTCAGCAGCAGATGCTGAACGAGTTGGACACATTGGAGCTTCGTCACGCCCAGGCAACAATCCCCGTCACGCTTTTCCATGCAGGGATGGTAGATAATCCCACGGCTTTCGCGAACAATCTGATGGAAGCGACCTCTCCAGGCGATGCTGTTGCGTTGAATGCGCGTCCTGGGGTTGGGATTGGAGATGTAGTTGCGCATACTCCGACAGCGGTGCTTTCTCCGAGTTTCGACAAGATGCG